GGTTCGCAGCCTGCGACAAGTCCTGATCGGTGGACGCGTCGGCAATATACTGCCCGTTCGCGTCGTACAGACTCACGATGTACCCGTCAGCCATGCGGCTCTACTCCTTTGTTGTGATAGTCGCGCGTTGGCCAGCACGCCTTGTCGTAGTACGTCAATCGCATCTTGGGATCGACCACCGGCAGCGAATCTTCTCCCGCCACCGGTGGCTTCCCCCTAATCCTGCGCAGATGCGGCCATAGACGGCGAACAACCTCTACGACTGATGGCGCAGGATTAGCCATCTGTGAGTGGGCCGAACCGTTGCTCGTATTCGGCCAGACGCTGGTGCATGTTCAACCTGAGTTTCTTCCCCCAAGCATTGCTCTCACGAGCATGCGTGCCACGATCGACGATCTCCAGGTTTTCGAGTCGGTTGTCGCCACGGTCATGATTGATGTGGTTGATCTCTTCGGCTTTCGTTAGTGGGCGACCGATCTGCTGACTCATAACCAATCTATGCTCTAAGACGTAGCCGGTTCTGTCGGCGTTTGGGTGAGTTGGGTAGTAGACCTTCCAGTACCCATCACGTCGCAAAACACGAGCACCTGGGCCCTTGAGTCGCTTCAGTTCGTCGTTGCACTTCTTGGAGCACACGCGCCGCTTGCCGAACTGATGAGGCTGCACGCGCATTACCGTCCCGCACACTTCGCACGGGCGCTCTTCCAGCGTTCGTCGGCCTTCGAGGATGCAGTCACGCGAGCAATAGACCGCTTGTTGCTGAGTTAGATTCCTGCCGCAGACTGCACACGAGGTCCGAGTGGACCGGCTTGCGTGATAGCACTTATTGCTGCAATACCTGCCCACCATACTGGGCGAACGTTGATGTTTCGCACCACAGTAGGCGCATGTTCGATCGGTGCGCTTTGCGACCGCAGCACGTTCGCATATCCGGTCGCAATAGCGCCGACGATCAATTTCGCTCGGAGCGCAGTAGATATCCTTACCGCACTCGTCACACTGTTTGACAATCCCAGTTTTCGGACGGGGCACTGGTACACCCTCCCTCTATGAGAGAGAGTGTACCACAAAGCCCTGTGACTATAGGCCGGTTACCTTCGCAAAAACTGCTGGGCGCCATACGACAAACGCAACCCGGAGTTCGGCCAAAATTGTTTGCATGTTCCGCACGAACTGATCGTTTACGGTCCCCACCCGGACCGCGCCTTGTTCGCGATCATAGAGTGTGGCGCCCTGCTGGAAGTCGCCAACGAGGCCCGTGCCAACCGTGATGTTCGGATCCTCGACGACCGGAATGCCCCACAACGTGGGCGCACCCAGGCCGGATGGCGGCCCGAACAGATACGAGCCTGGCGTCGCGGTCGACGCCGACTCACGTGCCAGCCGAATCGTCTGCCAGTCAGTCGGATTGAGTGCATACGCCGATGCACGACCCAGACCCGTCCAGTTGACCAGCGTGCGGCCCTTGTACAGTGCGTCAATTTGCGAGTCGGTGCCTTTGCCGACGACGCCGATGCTGGCAGTGTTCAAGATGCCGGTGAGGTTTTCACCTGTACCGTCACCAGAGACCACCTGCGATTGCAGTTTCTGCTGGAGTCCGAACAGCAGCCGCCCATCGATGATGCCGCGGATCGCCGGCGCGTCAGCGAGCATGCGGTTGGTGACAGGGATCCAGTGAGCCAACGTGCGAACCGTGGCCGTCTGCGTTGAATACGCGAGCGCAGACTCAGGCTTGAGGCCCGTGCCAGTACCAGTCGCGAGCGCCGACGCCGTGAAGCCCGTGGCCTCAGCGACAAACGCGGCGGCATTGGTGAACGTGTCCTCACGGACGTACTCGATGGTGTCGCTCGAGGTCTGGTTGCGCGAAATTAGATCGATGAAGTTCAGCGGCGCCTGGAGCAGGTCGATGAACCCCGGCTGATGGTCCTCGAGCACGAACGGACCGCCTGACGTGGACGAGCCGCCGCGCAGCAGCGTCTTCTGCTCTGCCCATTGCAGCATCGACGTTCCCTCGGCCATCGTCACGCCGATCTCGACGCGACTCAGGTTCGAGTCGAACATCTTGCGCTGCTTGGCCGCACGATAGTCCATGCTCGCCAGAAACTGACGACCTGGGGAGATGCGCTTGCCCTCGGCATCTTGCTCGTCGCCCTCGTACGTCGGACGTGCGCCCGGCGCTGGCTTGCTGACGCGCTCGTAGGACGACAGAATGCGTGCTCGTCGCTGCTCGGCATTCTCGATATCGTTCAGTTTGGTTTCGAGCGTGGTGATCTCGTCGAGCAGTTTCACCTGCTCTTCGCGTTCCTCGTTCGGCATCTCGGTGTCGAGATACTTTTTCTCGCGCAGGTCGGCCTGCTCAAGTCGAGTTTTGAGCTCTGCCTGAGCCTCCGCAATAGTCATAGACATGGGTCGTTAGACCTCCACACCACGCGCTCGCAGACGGTGGCGCACTAATTCAAGAGTCAGCGCAGTGGTGCGGACTTGACTCTCGTTCGGGTCGGGTACTTGTTCCTGCTTATGAGCCAGTACCGCTTCGGCGTCGTGACGCACGGCGTCGATACCCGAGAACGTCTCGAGCAGTGCCTGGAGGTCTGTGCGCTTGGCTTCCGTCAGGCTAAAGTCGCCTGCCGACAGCTTGTCCAATAGGTCGCGAGTACGTTCACCGAACGCAGCGACCACGTCGTTAGTCACACTGGCGAGTTGGGCCAGCGTCAGGTCTGAATAGATAGGAGCCATGTCCTGACTCCCTTTTGCCTGCTCAACCTGCGCCTGACACGTCGCGCAGTGAACATGCTCCTTGACGGATTGCACTTGTGCCTGCTCATTCATCGGCAAACTGACGACGCTGTTCTCGAGCAGGTCGACCTTGTTCAGGAGACGGGTATCGCCACCATCCTCAAACGCGAACTCGCTCGGGATGTAACCAATGCTCATTGACCGGACCGCGCCCGCCTTGAGCAATTTGTAGGCGTCCTGGCCGCGCTGGGTATCGACGAGATGCCACGTGCCAAGTAAGCCTTTGCCGTCTTCCTTGAGCGATTTTTCGATACCAATCGGCTCGCGCATGTCATGCTGCCAGAGCAACGGTCGGAATTTTCGAGCGGCTAGCGTTTCGGCGAATGCGCCTTTAGTGATGACGTCGCCGCCGTGGTCCTTGTTGTTGAACGTGCTGGCGTACGCCGTGAATTGCATGGAACCGTCTGAGCCGGCCTTGATCTCGACCAACTCCAGCGGCGTGGATTTATAAAGCAAGGGGCCGGCTCCCTTCAGAAGCGTTGAGGTAAGCCGGGGGTAGCGCTGCTAGCGCCGGCGGATAACTGGTTTGTTTATGCGGTAGCGAGAATCAGTCTCGGCTTGGATCTGAAACGTTCGATCGCGTCGAGCCACGCGAGTGGCCAGTTCTGCCAGTTCTTCTCGAGCGTGTATTTTTCCATCACGGTACGCCGTGCGTTCCGGCTAATCGTCCTGCGCAACTCGGCATCCTCGATCAGTCGACTCAGCGCGTCCACGATCTGCTCAGACGTTTCGGCCACTAGCGCATCCTCACCGTCCGTCACTTCAGCACCGTAAAGCGTCGGACTGACAACGCACGCCACACCGGCCAGCGTCATCTCGTACCACTTGATGCACGTCTTCGAGGTGTTGAACACCAGCGGCGCGACAATGCAACAGCCAATATCGAGGTTGATCAGCGCTCGCGGGTACTCCTCCAGGGATAGCCATGGCAACGAATGGCGCCGTTCGTCGGGAATCGAGTGATAGAGCGAGTCGCTCATGTGACCCTGAATCACGAATTCCACGTGTGGGTAGCGTTCGGCGATGACCGTCCACGCTTCCGCGAGCGGCTTCATGTCGGCCTCTTCACGCGCACCACCAGCCCAACCAACCGTCAGTTTTCCCTCGAGCTCGGGGATGCGACCGATCCCGCGCAGCGTCTCCTTGAACCACTTGGCGTCGATGCTGTTCGGAATGTGATAGACCGGCGTATCCGCGGGCGCGTACTGGCGCGCAATCGTCGCCAGACGCCGGCTCGAGACCGTGACCCCGTCGCAAACGGTCAGCATCTTGATGCGCTCGTTGCGTTCCCACTCAAGTTGTTTCTCGCCTTTGGCGGCCTCAGCAGGAAAGACGCGCATCTGACGGTCAACGATCCTTGGCGAAAAGATGTCGTCGTCGATCTCGTACAACCAGGCCAGACCGGCTTTATGAATGACGTTGACCCACGCCTCGCCGATGCCTTCAACTGGCCAGACGATACGCGGCGTGATGACGGCGTCGTATCGGCCCTGCGCCACCAGCGGCAGCACCTTGTCGGAATCGTTCTTGTGGCACCACTCGGCGATGTAGCCACGTTGCTCGAGTTCGCGGAATGGTTGCCAGATTCGCCAAAGACTACACCCCGTCTCATCTCCGCATAACGCTAAGACTCGAGGCGCGCGCCCGAGATTCACTTCGTCCGCATGTCCTCGCCGACCGCTCGAGCAACAGCCTCGACCGCATGCGCCAACTGGAGAAACTCCTCGGGCGGCATGTTCAACTCAGCCAGGATCTCACCTTCTTTGGCGAGTCGGAGCATGACCATACCTGG